CCAAAATCATCATAAGGCCATGTCAGTGATACCTAAGAATGTGAGGACTGCCATTAAGACGCCAGAGTGGATTCTGAAAGGGGGTAAAAGACCAGATGGAAATAAAAAGAAAAGATTGGGAAGAGTTAAGAAAAAATGCAGAAGACCAGCTAAAAGGGGCAATGATTTCGACATTGCAGTTTCAGACTCTGTTAGACTTATGCGACAAGAATATAACTCAATTGGAGGATTCTGAAGGAAAAGAATTAGAGAAGGAGATAGAGGAAGCATCAGATGATTCAGCTTGATAAGTGGCAAGAGGAAGTTTTGGCGACAAAAGGCAACATTTGTCTGCGTTCAGGAAGGCAGGTAGGCAAATCTACAGTTATAGGCCTGAAAGCAGCTAAATATGCTTTGGAGAACAGAAATAAGCTGGTTATGGTTATCAGCAAGACAGAAAAGCAGGCAGGCCTTCTTTTTACTAAGGTTCTTTGGAATTTGCATCAGCAAGACAAGACCATGATTAAGAAAGGCAAAGACAGACCCACAAAGAGCAAAATCACCTTAAAAAATGGAACAGTCATTCATTGCTTGCCTGTTGGTGATACTGGATATGGAATTATGGGATTCACGATTGACCTCTTAATCGCAGATGAAGCAGCATTTATTCCAGAAGAGGTTTGGAACTCAATAATACCGGCAATGGCAATAACAAGAGGTGACATCTGGCTTTTATCAACTCCATTTGTCAAAGAAGGCTATTACTACAACTGCTTCTCAGACCCAACCTTTACAGCGTTTCACACAAGTTCAGAAGATTGTCCAAGAAAAGACCAGGCCTTCTTAGATCATCAAAAGGCAACTCTCACCAAAGCTCAATATTCTCAGATGTATTTGGGCCAGTTTGTAGATGAGCTAAAGCAATTCTTTCCAGATGAGCTCATAAGGAAAGTCTGCAAAAGAAAGCCAGAAGAGCCATCTCCTGGCAATTACTATTTAGGATGTGATGTAGCAAGGATGGATAAGGATGAATTCACATTTCAGATAATAAAAAGAAAGGAAAACAGCAGATTAATTCATGTTTACAGCAAAACAACCTTAAATGTGCCTATCCCAGACTCAACTCGCGAGATTATGCGTCTCAACACGCTTTATAACTTCAAAAAAGAGTATATTGACAGCGGGGGCATGGGTATTGCTGTTTGCGACCTTTTAAGGGAAGATTCAGCAAATAAGAACAAAGTTGTAGAGATAAACAATGCTTCAAGGGTTTATGACAGGGATTCTCACAAAAAGAGGATAATAAAAGAGGATTTATACAATAATCTTAAGGGATTGATGCAGAGAGGGGAGATTGAGCTTCTGGATGACGATGAAGTCAAGGCATCACTCAAGTCAATCCAGGCAGAGCATCACAAAGACACAGGAAAACTGAAAATATGGGGAAGCTACTCCCATATTGCAGAAGGACTGGTGAGGGCGGCCTGGTGCGTAAAAGATAAAAGTTTAAATATATGGGTTCGTTCGGGTAATCATGGCATTGGAGATAGAAGACATATCTTTGAAGAAGTTTTTAAGTAAATTCACATACACTGGGTCAGGGGATTCAGGGAAGATAGCCTTGCCTATAGAGACATTCCTGCAGATTGCATCACTTCTCAGGATTTCACTGGACCTGTATCAGCTGAGGATTAAATGAGCTGGAATCTTACAACATCAGGAGCAGCAAAGGCTAAGGCTGGGGAAAACTACGATACAAGCATAGGAGCAGAAGACCTTGACAAATTCTGTGATGATGCTGAGAGCACATTGAACATGAGGACTAAGTATGACTGGGTTACTAACATAGCCAGTGTAGGAGCCCAGTATTCAGGAGCTTTAAGCGATGTTGTCTCAAGTATGGTGGCCATGGACATGATAAACTACAATATGTCAGGCTTTACTTCAAGAGCAGAAGCTCAGACAATGCTGGATGTTCAGAGAGATAAAGTGGAAAGGGGCATAAAGGAACTGGAAGACGCCAACACTAAAACAGCAATGGGAGCAATATAATGGGAATACCAAGAGTTTACACTCAGGCAGCAGAAGGGGCAATAGCAAGCTATGACTACACAGACATTGCAGAAGGCACTGGAACAGTTCTTTTTTATGGATGTGCTGCAAGGAGCGGAGCATTGACAGCCACCTCTAATCTGAATTATACTTTAACAAAATTAAGCGTTTATTCAGACCCTCTTGAGACTTCAGGGGCATTGACAGCAGGAGTTTATCTATCAGGAGCTTTTGACACTTCTGAGTTCAATCTTCCTCAGACAATAGAAGGCACAGGATATGCTATGTTTTCATGGACTTTGAGAGATAACGCAGGTTCTGGTTTTCCTTTTGCCAAAGTCCAGAAATGGGATGGGACAACTGAGACAACTCTGGCACATGCGAGCGGGGCTATTGATGACTGGGGCAATGGAGTAGGCAGGACATGCTTAATAAAGATTAAAAATATTCCAAGAACTCTTTTTAAGAAAGGAGATATTTTAAGGTTAAATGCAGGATTAATGTGCGTTACATCAACAGGGACTAAGGGCCTCTTTGCACATGACCCTAAAGACAGGGATGCGGATTATATTAAACCATCAACAGACGCAAGCTCAACAACTAAACTGGAGTTTCACTGTCCTTTTAGGATAGATTTATAATGCCAAAACTAGATATTGGACAAGCAAAATCAAGCGATTTAGAGAATGTTCAGGACTTATGGGCTGTGGCTGCCATGAACATTGATGGAGTCACCAACCAGCCAGAGACAGAGTGGCAGAATGCCAAATGGCCTATTTATTGGGGATACTTTAACACTGTCCCTGACTTAAAGAGTGCTATAATCCTTAAGGCCATCTGGAATGTAGGAAAGGGACACACTGCAGATAACAGGACAAGCGTCATATTAGAGGGCATAAATGGATGGGGAAAAGACACATTCCAGGACATTATCTTCAATATGGAGATTATCAAGCGTGTCAATGGAGACTCTTATGCTGAAATAATAAGGAATAAGGAGACAGGGACTTTGATCAATCTAAAGCCATTAGACCCTGGCTCTATGAAAATCATAGTAAACAGGGCAGGAAGGATTATAAGGTATGAGCAGACAGCCAAGATAAGAGATAAGGATTATGTCACAAAATTCGAGCCTAAGGACATCTTCCACCTTTCAAACAACAGATTAGGAGACCAGATACACGGAATATCAGACATAGAGAGTCTTGAGCCTGTCATTAAAGCAGAGGAAGAGAGCTTTGCAGACATGAAAACAATCAATCACAGGCAGGCAAAGCCTTTAATTATGTTCAAACTGGGCACAGATGACCCTTCTAAAATAGAGGCTTTTGTCAATAAAATGGACCAAGCCATCAACAAAGGGGAACATATCTACATACCTGATGATGAGAACTCAGTCAAGTATGATGTGATCCAGGTCAATGTGAGCCAGTTAGTCATGGCATGGAGAGATGACATAAGAAACAAGTTTTACAGGACAATAGGCCTGCCTCAGATTGTGCCAGGAGGAGGAGGCCAGTCTACAGAATCAGAGTCAAAGGTCATATATCTTGCATTTGAGCAGATAGTGGAGAAAGAGCAGCTTTATCTGGAGAAGCAGATATGGAATCAATTAGCATTAAAGATAGACTTTAACTCACCTACCTCTGTCTCTCAGGCCATGCAGGCAGATGAGGCAAAGGATGCAGGGCAGCAGCTGGCCTTTCAGCCAGGTGAGACCAAAGCAGGAGCTGTAAAATGAATACTCAATTAAATACTACAGGAGGAAAGAAATGGAAGAAATCTTAGAGTTTGCTGTGCTTTCAATGTTTGCCTTTGGATTCATTGGATTCTTATGGCAAATGCTCAAAAAACTTTAGAAAGTATAACACTAAAGAAATAAAAAATGGCATCTAAAAAGAAAAAGCCAGAAGAAGAGAAGAAGGAGCCGAAGGCAGAGGAAAAGAAGCTAGAGCCAGGAGCTCTGACCAGTCAGCCTCAGAAGTTTTATACAGGAGGGAAGGAAGTCCCTAAAGAGGAATATCATAAACAAGTTGAAAGAGAGAAGGAGATACACAAAATAATAGAAGGCGGCGGAAGGAAAGCCAGAACAGCAGAAGAAATAAAGGCATTACAGCCACCAACTCCTGAGGAATTGGAAGTAGCAAAAGAAGAATTAGAAGAAAAAGGAGCTTTTGAAGAAGTTATTCCAAAAGAAGTGAGTTTGCAAGAGGGAACTTTTATTCCACCTGTGCCTATTGG